TTAGAGAAATGCACCAGCCAATAGCAGTTGGCAAAATGGTTAACTTTAAAGAAGATAAGTATTTCGATCCAGAATCAAAGAAGTTTTATAAAGGTGTTTTTGTATCTGCATATGTTTCAAAGGGTGCACAAGATACTTGGGAAAAAGTTTTAGACGGTACGTTGACTGGTTTTTCAATCGGCGGAAGAATGAACAAGTGGGATGACGCATACGATGAAAAGTCAGATACACAAATTAGAGTTATTAAAGAATATGATTTAGTTGAGTTGAGTCTTGTAGATTCCCCAGCAAATCAGTTTGCAAATATTGTCTCTGTTGAAAAAGTAGATGGAGTAGATGTATTTAAAGGTGACTTAACAGTCCTAGAAAATGTTTTTTACGATAAAGCAAATGGAATAGTTTTAGCATCTGAAAATGATTCAGAACTTAGCCCAGTAACTGGTGAACAGATGGAAAATATAGGTTTCGTTGAAAAGACAGATAACGAAAAAGTAACAATGATAAAATTCTTAGTTGATAGTGCTAAAGGCATTAATACTTCTAAGATTAACAAGGAGGTAAGTCCTATGACAGAAAATACAAACGCAGTTGCAGAAGTTATTGAAACAGAAGCATCGGTAGAAGTAACAAAGTCAGAGGTCGCTCCAGAGGTTGATACAGTAGTTGAAACAACTACAGAAGATATTGTTAAGGCTGATGAAGCCCCAACATCTGAAGAGATTGCAAAGTCTGAAGAGACCCCTGCAGTTGACGTAGTTGAAGAAGTTATAGAAGTATCTAAATCAGATGAAGCAGTTGTTGACTCAGATGCTGAAATCAAGAACACTCTAGAATCAGCCTTTAGCGATCTAGTTTCAAAGGTCAACTCTTTACAGGCAGAAGTAGAAATGCTTAAGTCTTCAAAGGTAGATATTGAAACAGCAAAAAGTTCATTTGAAGCAGTTGCAAAAGATATTGCAACAGTATCAAGTGAATTCAATGAATTTGGTAAGCGTGTGGAACTTGTAGAGCAAGACACTGCTTTCCGAAAGTCTGGCGATCTCGGCGAGATAGTACAGAATCAACCTGAAACGGTTGAAAAATCCCTATGGGGCGGTAGTTTCCTCAAAACAGCCGACTTATTTAATTAAAAACAATAAGTAAAAAATCACAGGAGGTGACAATATGTCGGAACAAAATATAGAAAAGAACCAGCCTGGAACATCAGGTAATCTTGGTGGAACAGCACCAGGACTGTATCAGGGCCAAGGTGCATTCGCATCGGGATCTGAAGCAGGTTCAAACGTACCAGGTAATTACACCGATGGTGGTGTCTTGGGTAATATCCCAACAGCACTATCAGGAGTAACATCTGGACCAAATGCAGTTAACCCTTCAGGTGAGGCTGGATCAGGTATCCTACGCCCAGAGCAAGCACGTCGTTTTATTGACTACGTGTGGGATGCAACCATTCTCGCCCAAGATGGCCGTCGTGTTACTATGAGAGCCAATACAATGGAACTCGAAAAGGTAAACGTCGGAGAGCGTGTAATTCGTGCAGCAGCGCAAGCAGTTGGCGACTACACAAACGCAGGAGCAACATTCTCAAAGGTTGAATTGACTACAAAGAAGATTCGTCTTGACTGGGAAGTTTCTGCAGAAGCACTAGAAGATAACATCGAAGGTGCACAACTAGAAGATCACATTGTCCGTTTGATGACAAATGCTTTTGGTAACGATATCGAAGACCTAGCCATTAATGGTTTGGGTTCAGGTAGCGATGCATTCCTTGGAATCATGGAAGGCTTCGTAAATCGTGTAAAGACAGATGGAGATGCTCACGAATCAGTTGTAACAGTCGCTAATAACGCTTGGACAACAGACGTAATGCAGGACATCATTCTTGCAATGCCACGTAAGTATCGTGCTATCAAGTCTAACTTGAAGTTCTATGCTGGTACAGATGCATTCCAGGGAATTGTTAAGAATAACGGTACCCTAGCAGACGCAGTTGCTGAAGCATTTGCTTCACAGGCTGGCGGAACACCAACTAATCGTCAAGCATACCTTGACGGTGGCGCACAGACATTCGGTGGAGCACGTACAACACGTGTTCTCGGAATTGACGTACAAGAAGTTCCATACTACCCTACAGGATATGTCGACTTGACATTCCCACAGAACCGTGTATGGGGATTCCAGCGTGACATCACTGTAAACCGTGAATACAAGCCAAAGAAGGACACTGTAGAATATACAGTCTTCGTTCGCTTCGGTATTCAGTGGGAAGAGCAGGATGCAGTCGCATTCGCTGACGCTGCAGCAGACGCATAATCTGTAAACAGTACAATTTAGGGGGAGTAGGAGTTAACGCTCTTGCTCCCCTTATTACTTATAATGATATAATACTAACAAGGAGGAATTATGGAAAACATTAATGAAAATTCAATTGTAGAAGAATCAGCATATGAAGCACCAGGTTTTGAAGCACCAGTTGCAGAAGAGCCTGTTGCAGAAACCCCAGTGGTTGAGTATGCAGAGGAAACTCCAGTTGTAGAAGAGGCTGCTCAGGCAGTTGTAGAAGCACCTGCATATCAGGCACCTGAAGAAGTTCAGGCACTTGGAGCAGTCGAAGAGGGAGTTATTGGAGCAACAAAAGCAACAAAAGCACCTGCTAAAAAGAAGACCGCAAAGTCTGCAGAAGTTAAAGAGAAGATAGCACTTTATTCAACAAAGAATGTTACATGGTCAGAGGTAGGCAAGGTTTACCGTGGCTATAACATTGTTGATAAGGATGCTGCTGAAAAGTGGATTACTCGTTCACACATCAGAGTAGCAACACCAGAAGAAGTTGCCAAGGAATTTGGTAAGTAATAATGGAAATATTGAGAGTTCCGCCATACGAAACAATTGCAGTAAATTTTGTTGTCCCAGCAGGGTATAGCGATGTAGACATTTATGCAAGAGTTACGGATATGGCGGATCTTTCAGTAGAAGATTTAGAATTTTTAGATTCATCTACAGGAGACAACATAGAGATTTTTCTTCCTGGAAGATACGATAATAATTACAGAGTAGAAATTTTTAAAATTGTTAGCGGGATAGAGATTGCAATCTACGAAGAGTTTTATGAATTAATAAGACCATATGTAGACCCGAACACATTAGGAACAACAGCATCAGAAATTGCTGAATATAAGGTTTTAGAATTAGTAGCAAGATCAATGATAGATACATTCTGTCCAGAAGGATTTTATAACAAAAAGATAACGATAGTTGGGACTGGTAATGGATCAGATTATTTCTCTTTATGGGAAAAGATTTACAGAGTATTTAAAGTTTATGAGAATAACGTATTAGTTTACGATAGATCCGACCCAGATTTAAGTGAGTATCAGTACGCAATAACACCAGACAAAACTGCTATACAAAGAATTCGTGCAGACGTTCTTGAGTTAAACAGGTTTGAATCAACAGCGCAAAACCTACCAGTTGCAAGTGGAGATCTTGGATACTATGGATACGAAGGAATTTCGTTCCCATCAGGATACGATTACACTTTTGTTGTAGACCATGGATACTTAAATGTTCCTGAAGATGTTGAATATGCAGCCAAACTATTAATTGAAGACCTTAAGTGTGGAAAGTTAGACTATTATAAAAGATATGTAACTACCTACAATACAGATCAGTTTAGAATACAATTTGATAAGGCAATGCTTGGCGGTACTGGTAACTTCTTAGTTGATAAGATACTTGACAAATATGTTAAGACCATTGTCAAGCCAGGGATAATTTAATGATATGCGAAGAGCCAGACTTTATATTTCCAATGCAAGCAGACATATACTATCCAATTGTTGAGCAGGGAACCTATGGCAATGTTAAAAAGACATGGATTATAGACAAAACTATTGCTGCTAACTTTAATGCAGTTGGGTCTGCAGGCAAAGAAGAAATAACTCCAAATGTAAATATTACACAAAAGTCGATACTTATTGGTAGAGCAAAAACAGACTTAAGAATTTCAAGTTTAGATGCCCCACATTCAATAACAAACATTATATTAACAAACATACGTGACAAGAATTGCAATTACATTTATACAGAAACATCTGGTCCAAGATCAGGAAAGTCTACAGTCTTTGAGATTGCAACACAAGAACCCTTTGTTGGTCCATTCGGCGGTATTGAATATTACAACTTGGTGATTCGTAGATCTGAAAATCAGGCGGTAGATGTCTAATGCTTAGCGTAGTTATAGATAGCAGACAGTTTCAAAAAGAACTAAACAACATTATGAAATACTCTTCTGGATTTATTGAGGGAGTACATAGAGGCAAGTCTGCATTATATACAAACCTAGCACCAAAGATAGCAGAGATGGCATCACAGTTTGTTGATGTAAATTCAAAGATGTCCCCAGAACTACTTCATCATATTTATGAATGGGAAAAGGTCGGCAGCCCAGAAGCAAGATTATTTGATATTGACTATAAAATTAGTGGGATAGGAATAACTTTTACATCATCTTTAAAGCAGTCTTCTTCAATTAAGAACGGATCAAATGTTCCATTCTATAATAAAGCAAGAATTATGGAAGAAGGAGTCGGAGTTACTATTAGACCAAAAAGAGCAAATGTTTTGAGGTTTGAGATTGACGGACAAGAAGTTTATACTTCAAGAGAAGTAAAGGTTGAAAATCCTGGTGGTCAAACACAAGGTCAGTTTGAAAAGGTACTTAATAACTTTTTTGGTGTATACTTTAGACAATCATTTTTAAACTCAAGCGGTCTTCTTCAGCACTTCAAGTCTCCGCAGGTTTATAATAAAAATTTAGCATCGGCAAAAAGAGGTGGAAGGTCTTTAGGTTTAAAGACTGGATACCAATGGGTTGCTAATGCAGGGAGAATAGGATAATGGCAGAATCAAACTCAACATTTAACACTCCAACTTTATGGATAAATGAATATCTAAAAGAAAAAATTGGTTTAGATACTGGAATTGGAGTTCCATTTTTTCCATCTCGTCCAGCATCTATTGATGAGTTAACTGAAAGTTGGATTACGATTACTCCAGAAAGTACAGATGAGCCACAAAGACTTGCCTATGCTGGAGTTATGGCAACATGGGACAGGCTTGTTCGTATGCGTAGATCACCATTTCCACACATAAAGCAAGAGCAGTTGCTATATTATTTTTATGCAACAGAAAGCGATGTTACTGAAAAAATGGTTCAGGTTCAGGAAAAAGTTTTAAGGCTTATGGATCGTGAAGATGAGACAGCAGAAGAAATTAATAACTGGGCAAAAGGCAAAGTAGTCGATGGCATGTCAAGCATGTTCTATTTTCATAGATTTAGGGTCTACCAACTTGAAGAAGTGAGAGACATTATTGACTTTGGGACAGCCCGTACTTATGGCGGGAACAAGATAATCATCGACTTTGAGTACCACCAAGACACCCAAATTTCATCATCTTAAAAAGGTGTTATAATTAATCTTGAGGAAACAAGCCCTTTTAATCCAAAAGAAAAAAAAGAGGTGAAATAAATGGCATATACACGTGGTAGCAGCAACAATATTATTGTTGGCGCAGCAGCCCTCTTCACACATGAAGCAGGCGTACTTACAGACGCAGCCCTTCCAGCATACGTAGCAGGAACATCATACAAGACAACTTTGTCTAATGATGCCGATTTCCGTAACGTTGGATACACAATGAACGGTTTGGAAATTCAATTCCAGCCTGACTTTGGTGAGGTTGCAGTAGATCAGGTTCTTGACGTTGCTAAGTTGTTTAAGCAAGGCATGCAAGTAAACCTAA